CGGGCATATGTGCTCTATCCGTTGGCAGGGCTGGCGGAAGATCTTCAGAGCAGTATTTCCAGTGTCACCCGTGCCCTGCGGGAACTGGAAGCCGCACGGCTGATCGAACGGCAGACCAATGGCTTTTCCAAGCCGAACCAGATATTTCTCGGCGTTCCCCGGACTGCGCAGAAATGCCCGATCGGGATGGTCAAAAATGAGCATCCTGGTTGCTCAAAAGTGAGCAATACGATTGCGCAAAACTGCACACCTAACCAAATAAATAAGAACAACCTAAGATTGAACCAACTGAATAGAATCAAAGAAGCGTATGGGCGATATCGGAATGTTTTTCTGGAAGATTATTCGGAACTGGAAATGGAAATTGCAGAGTTGGATACTCTGATCGAAGACCTTTCAGCCTATATGCAGTCTACAGGCAGGAAGTACGCAGACCATGCGGCGACCCTGCGCAGCTGGTCAGCACGGAAGAAAAGACAACAGAAACCGGGAGCAGGCATCCCGGACTATACCTACAGCGAGGAGGAAAGTTTATGACGGAAACAATCCAGACAGCGATGGACAGGCTTATGACGATCTCTGTGGGACCGCAGGACTATGTTGCGGAAGATGGGCTGCTGTACTGCGGCAGCTGCAAAACTCCCAAGGAAGCGTTCTTTCCGAACGGCATAAAACTGTTTGGGCGTGACCGCCATCCGGCTGAATGCCGGTGCAGGCAGGCTACAAGGGAAAAGCAAGAGAAAGAAGAACGTGCAAGGCTGCATTACGAGAAGGTGCAGCGGCTGAAGCTGCAGGGTTTTACCGACTGGGCGATGCAGCACTGGACATTTGCAAACGATCACGGGCAAAATCCACAGGTGCAGCTGGCACAGCGGTATGTGGCCCACTGGCCGGAAATGCGGGAAAAGAATGTGGGGCTGCTGCTCTGGGGCGGTGTTGGTACAGGCAAGAGTTTTATGGCGGGCTGCATTGCCAATGCCCTGATGGAACAGGAAGTGGCCGTCTGCATGACGAATTTTGCCCGAATCATGAATGAACTGAATAACGCCTTTTCCGGGCGGAATGAAGTCGTGGACAGGCTCTGCGGCTATCCGTTGCTTATCATTGACGATTTCGGCATGGAGCGCGGCACGGAATATGCATTGGAGCAAATTTATAACATCATCGACAGCCGCTACCGCAGCCGGAAACCGCTGATCGTTACCACGAACCTGACCCTGACGGAGTTGAAAAAACCGCAGGATACCGCCCACGCCCGTATCTATGACCGTCTGCTGGAACTGTGTACCCCGATTGCCTGCACAGGCCCCAGCATGAGAAAGGACATAGGACAGGCAAAATTGGATTTACTGAAAACACTTCTGGCTTGAAAGGGAGGTGCGCGATTGAAAGAAAACGGCACAATGAATTGGCTGGAGCAGGTTCACCAGATGAAGAACCGGGATATCCGCACGATTGAACAGTCTGAACTGCAGGAACTGCCGCAGGATGCAGTGGAACACGGATTGCCACAAGAGGAAAGGCTGAAAAATCTGCTGGATAAGGTCCGAAATCCTTACTGCTATCTGGACAATGGAATTATTGTAAAGCTGAATTTTGCACCAAGAGGGAGCAGCACACTGTCTGAGCGCATTGGCAGGTGCTTTCAGTCTGCCAGTTGAAAAGGCAGAGAAACTTTCGGCAAGCTTCTGAAAAAACACGCAGAAAAATTTCACACTTTAATGCGATAAAGCACTGGACAAATGATGATGATTCTGGTAAGCTGTTTGTGGGTAAGAAAATAGGAATGTGCCAGCTGAGTAAAGTTTGCTCGGCAGGCTTGTTCTACATAGAAAAATGTGGAGCCTTTCGCTTCTCTGACGAACAGTATTGCCGATTCGTTAAGGAGGTGGAAGGCTTTTGTTATACCCTGATGTGAATTTGCAGAAGAGAACACAGCAAAATACAACCCGATACCGTACAGCCTTGTACTTGCGCTTGTCTCGTGAGGATGGCGATAAGACAGAGAGCGACAGTATTGTAAACCAGCGTACCCTGCTGGAAGCCTATGCCGCAGACCACCCGGAACTGTGCATCGTGGATGAGTTTGTGGACGATGGCTACTCCGGCTCGAACTTTGAACGGCCTGCGTTTCAAAACCTGTTCAGGGAACTGGAACAAGGGACTATCAACTGCATTCTGGTGAAAGATTTGTCCCGCTTTGGACGGAATTACATTGAAGTGGGACGTTATCTGGAACGCATTTTTCCAGTCATGCGGGTCCGGCTGATTGCTGTGACAGACAATTATGACAGTCAATCTGCGTGGAAGACCAGCGATTCCATCATGGTCCCGATGCGGAATTTGCTCAATGATGCCTACTGCCGGGATATTTCCGTCAAGATCAAAAGTCAGCTTGCGGTCAAGCGGAAAAGCGGTGATTTTGTGGGAAGTTTTGCAACCTATGGATACCAGAAGGACCCCAGCAATCATACCAAACTGATCGTGGACGAACTGGCAGCGGAAACAGTGCAGAACATTTTTCACTGGAAGATCAATGGCATGAGCAATCAGGGCATCGCAAATCGTTTGAATGCGAAAAAGGTATCGTCCCCAGCTGCACGAAAACTGCAGAGCGGTGCAAAGCTGAGCCTGCATTTCCGCAAGAGCGATGAGCCGCCGTGGTCTGCCAAGGCGGTGGACCGCATTTTGCACAACGAGGTCTATATCGGAAAACTGGTGCAGGGAAAGACAAGGAGACTGGACTATCGCTCAAAAAAGAAAATGAACGTACCGATGCGGGACTGGGTAATCGTGGACAACACCCATGAAGCAATCATTCCGGCAGAGCAGTTTGAACTGGTGCGGCGGATTCTGGAAACCGAAACACGCAGGCCGAACGATGCCGAAACGGTGGCCCTGTTTGCAGGATTTCTTTACTGTGGGGACTGCGGCAGCCGGCTGGTGCGCAGGTCGGCCAGCTATAAGGGAAAGCGGTATATCTATTATCAGTGCTCCGGCAGCAAGCAGAACAAGGGCAGCTGCACGAGCCATAACCTGCAGGATGAAAAGCTCTATAACATTGTGCGGAATGCGCTCCAGATGCAGATCCAGATCGTGATGGAGGAAGCAGAGTTTGTAGAAAGCATCCGGCAGGCCCAGCAGGAACCCTACCGTGTGCGGCGCATCGAACGGCAGATTCGGCAGCTGACAGCAGAAAAGGCCCATACCCAGGGCATTAAGGAAAAATTGTATGGGGATTACGCAGAGGAAATCCTCACACGGGAGGATTTTTTGAACTACAACGAACTGTACAGCAAGCGGATCGAAGAGTATGACCGCAAAATCACAGAACTGGAAGCAGAACGGCAAAACCTACAGACTGCTCCAAACGCTTATCCGTTTCTGGATGTGTACCGTAAGTATCGAAAATTGGAAAAAATCACCCGCCCGATGATTGTCGAATTGATTGAGAAAATCGAAGTGTATGAGGGCAATCGGGTAGAAATTACGTTCCGATTCCACGATGAAATTGCGGACCTGCTGGAAGAACTGCATCAGAAGCAGCAGACACAGCATGAAGTATCTGCATGAAAGGAGAGGCTGGACATATGGCAAGAGTAAGCAAGAAGGTAAGTGCAGCGCAGCGGGAAGCGGAAAACGCACCGCACCGTATCTGGAAAACCGCAATTTACGCACGACTGTCCGATTTTGATGATGTACTTCGGGATACGGAATCGCTGGAAGTGCAGATTTCTTACATCAAAGAGTATATCAACCACCGGGATGATCTGATGCTGCTGGATGTGTTTGCGGACAAGCGGTGCACAGGGATGAACTTTGACCGCCCGGAATTTGAACGGCTGTTGAAAGCACTGCAGGAGCGGAAAGTCAACTGCATTGTGGTAAAGGACTTCTCCCGACTGGGTCGTAATTTCGTGGAAACAGGTCAGTATCTGGAGCAAGTGTTTCCACTGTTTGGCGTAAGATTTATCGCCATCAACGATAACTATGACAGCCTGAACAGCCAGAGCCGGGACGGGATGCTGGTGCCGATCAAGAGCATGATCAACGAAATGTACTCGAAAGACCTGTCCCAGAAGATTCAGTCGTGCTTTCGCTCTAAGGAAGCGCGGGGAGAAATCTATACCCCTGTTCCATTTGGCTACAAAAAGGATCAGAAGAATCATTTGGTTCTGGATGAGGAAGTCAGCGATGTGGTAGTTCGGATTTTTCTCTGGAAGAAATCCGGCATGAAAGAGCGCGAGATTGCAAAGAAGTTGTCTGCGCAGGGAATCCAGACACCTTTTACACGCCGCTGTCAGCTGGGATACCTGAAAAACACCTTGCGGGTAAAGGACCCTGCATGGCAGCCGGCTTTCGTGACAAAGGTTCTGGAAAATCCGGTCTACACGGGAACCATGGTGTATAACCGCATCGCCTACGATGAAACGAATCGGAAAATCGGGCAGAATCCACGGGAAAGCTGGCGGATGGTGCCGGACAGTCACCCGGCAATTATCAGCTGGGAACTGTTTGATGAAGTTTCTGCATTGCGGGAAGCCGAGCAAGCAGTCAAGGAAGAGCAAAAAAAGTGGTGCAGACAGCGCAGAAAGAACAATCCGAACATCTTCAAAGGCAGAATCTTTTGCAAAAAGTGCGGAGAAAAATTGGTTTGTCATTGGCAAAGTGATGGTACGCTGTATTTTTACTGTGCATCTTGCCATGTTTCCATCTCAGAGAAAGACCTCTGGAACGGCATTGACAAGGAACTGCACCAGAGGTTAGAAGAACATAAGAATTTGAAAAAGCTGATGCAGAAGAATTCGGGAAATAGCAGCCTTGAAACAAAGAAAGTTGCATTGAGCCGTGAAATGGAACAGGTGTCGGGCAATATCGTTCGGCTGGAATCGCAGAAGCGCAGCGGCTATGAGCAGTATGTCCTCGGAAAACTTTCAAAAGAAAAATTTCTGGAACTGAAGCAGGGTTTGGAAAATGAAATCACAACACTGAAACAGACAAAAGCTGAAAAAGAGAAAGAACTGGCCGTTGTTCAAGAAGAATTGCAACGGAAAAAGCAGATCGCAGGCAGCACAGAAGTCCTTTTGACGGCAGATAATCTGCAGCAGTATGTAAAGAAAATCGAAGTGGATCGCGGAAAAATCACTTATACAGAATTTTTATTGTGATGAAAAAGGAGAACAAAGCAATGACAGAAATGAAAGAGAAAATCTACGATGCCCGGACAGGGATGGAATATATTTTGATTGGCGATTATTACCTGCCAGCCTTGAAAGTGCCACGGACTCGTCCGGTTGGCCGCTGGGGGATGCTGCACAAGGCGTACCTGAAACTGCGAAAACCAGCCTATTATCAGAGCCTGCTGCTGAATGGAAAGCTGGACGCTGTTTTGGCAGACGTGGAAGAACAGGCAGCAGAGCGATATGAGGTTTTGATCGAGCAGATGAGCCAGCGGGAGAGCATTTCAGAAAAACTGAAAGAAGAAAATCAGATGGAGTGGGTGCGCCGCATGAGAAATCTGGAAAATCGTGCAGAGGAAATCGTAAAGGCAGAATTGATCTACACGTTTGAAAGGCGGTGAGCAGCAGATGATCGGAACCTATTACCGGCTTTCACTTGCAGACGAGGATGTGGGTGCTGATAAGGCCGAGAGCAACAGCATTCAGGGCCAGCGCGGACTGGTAGAGGGGTATATCATGGCTCGCCCGGAACTGGCTGCAGAGCCACGTCAGGAGTATGTGGACGATGGCTACTCCGGCACCTCCACGAGCCGCCCGGCGTTCCAGCGGCTGATTCAGGACGCGCAGGATGGCAAGGTGAAAACAATTATCGTAAAGGACTTTTCCCGGTTTGCCCGCGATTATATCGAAGCAGGCGATTATATGGAGCGCATTTTTCCATTGCTGGGCGTTCGATTCATCTCTGTCAACGATGGGTATGACAGTGGAATGCAGGCCGGGAACGATGTACGCAGACTGGAAGTAGCCATTAAGAACATCATCAACGCATCCTACAGCCGGGATCTTTCTGCCAAAATCGCGGCAGCAGACCATGTGATGCAGAAAAGGGAAATGTATCTCGGAGGATATCGCCCGTTTGGATTCCTGCCGGACCCGAACGACTGTCATAAGCTAATCCTTGACCCGGTAGCCAGCCAGTATGTACGGTTGATCTTTGAACTGGCATTGCAGGGCAACAGAACAGGCACCATCGCAAAAATCCTGAATGAAAAGCAGATTCCAACCCCGGCAGCGTATCATGTGGCGGAAAACCATGTGTACAGTGAGCAGAAAGCATGGGATCTGCAGCGCAGCCATTGGACAAGTGGAACGGTTTACCATGTTCTGAAAAATGAGAAGTATAAGGGAACCTATGTGGGCGCGAAATTCATTATGCCGGTTCCCTGTAAGCATCGGGTTCTGCGCGCTCCTTTGGAACAGCAGGTACGTATTGAGGACAGCCATGCCGCCATTGTGACCCCGGAGGAATTTGAACAGGCACAAATGGTCATTATGCTGCAGCATGGGAAGCACCAGGCCGGGAACTACACAAAACACCAGTATCCCTTGAAAGGCAAGGTCTACTGCGGCTACTGCCAGAAGCTGATGAAATACCGTGTACTCAAGAAGCTTGGCCCCTCGTTTAACTGCAGATTTTCGGCCACAGCGGTGGACAGCCCTTGCAAGCGAGTCCCGATCGCCGAGGAACTGCTGGAACATATCGTCCGAAATGCGCTGGCAGCGCAGATAAAGCAGGC